GATATGTTAGATACTAGTTTAAGTATTAGAGATAATGTTAATTTACTAAAGAATAAAGGATATAAGATAAGTAAAGATAGAGTAAGTAAAATATTAAGTACTATGAGATAACTATACTATGTTATACTTTAATTATTATATTATACTATTATCTATATTATATTATATATATCTTATAGATATAATCAATTCAATAGAATCAACAACAACTATTACTACTAACTATATTGATTTGGAAAACAAGGACACTTTAATATAACCATCTTGAACTATAACCTACACATTAACTATTATGATTAGATATGCCTACAATTAACAGAGTACATAAGATTAAAGAGAAGACAGTAGATTATCCTCATCACAATGATATATCCTCTCAGTACTATAATACTTCAAGATGGCATAACCTGAGAGACTATTATATCAAGCAGCACCCTTTCTGTGAGATGTGTGAAAGTAGAGGAATTGTTAGATTAGCAGAACAGGTGCATCACAAGACAGAATTTATGAAAGGATTGACGGATGAAGACAAATGGAGTTTACTATTAGATGAGGATAATCTAATGTCAGTTTGTAATGAATGCCACAAAGAAATTCACTATGGTAAGAAAGACAAGGATGGTGATGAAAAATAATTCCCCCCTATGTTCAATTTGAAATTGATTGGCTCATAACCCCACGCTTGCTCTTCTTTCCACACACAGCAAATTTTCAGAATTTTGGAAAATAGAAGACAGTATTGAAATTTCAATTCTTTGCCACTTTTTAAGCCATTTTAGACACTTTTAGTATTCAGGTAATAAATCTATCAGAAGAAAAAGAAAAGTTCCTATATGACTTTAAAATAAGAAAAGTAAAATTTTTAGAATTTCACTACTATTTATAAATAAGCAATCTAGTAATGACAATCATTATAAAAAGGATTATCAAAATAACAATAACTATTATGGATGCTAAGAAGATTTATAAAAAATATGATAAGCAAGTAATTGAATACATGAACAACCTCATTAAGAGTTTAGAAAAACAGTATGGACAGATTAATGAGGAATGGAGAGTATCATTAGACTTAATTGCTTTTAACTATGACATTATCCGCAAGTGTCAAGAAGACATACAACTTAATGGACTTGAAAAATTAGATGATAGAGGTAGATTAAGTAAGAATCCAGCAATCTCAACAGTTAATCAGGCACAAGGAAACTTATTCAAATTACTTAATAGTTTTGGTTTGAATTTACTTTCTAAGTCAAAGATTAAAGAGGATTCCAATAATGATGATGGATTAGATGACTTACTATCATAATGGAATATACTTATAATGAATATGCGGATAATGTTATAAGTGGTAAAATAAAAGCATGTGAAGCAATTCAACTTGCATGTAAGAGATATAAAGACTGGTTCAACAGAGAAGATATATACTTTGATAAGGATGATGTAGAAAATAAAATAAGAATAGTATCAAGGTTAAAACACAGTACAGGTAAACACAATGGTAAACCTTTTATTCTTCTTCCTTGGCAACAATGGTGTGTGGCTAATATATTTGGTTGGAAATGGAAAGATACTAATCTAAGAGTTACAAGAAATGTATTTATCATGATTAGTAGAAAAGCAGGTAAAACTGCATTTGCTGCTGCACTTGCAATCTTATGTGCTATTGCTGATAAAGAGGCTAATGCAGAAATAGAGTTGGTTGCTAATTCAAGGAAACAGGCTAAGATTGCATTTGATATTACCTCTAATTTTTGTGAATCAGTAGATTTAAAGAATAAGATATTTAAAAGGTTTAGAGACACAATTAAAATACCTAAAACTAAATCAAGTATTCAAATCCTCAGCAGTGATGCTATGGGAAATGATGGTTATAACAGTAGTTGTTTTGTATTGGATGAATTTCATGCTGCAAAAAGTTGGGATTTATACAATGTTATGAAGTCTTCCCAAGGCATGAGAGAACAGCCACTCAGCGTCATAATAACTACAGCAGGTTTCCTTTTAAATGGCTACCCTTGTTATGAACACCGTTTAAATTGTATTGATATTTTAAAAGGAAATAAAGTAGATGATACCCAATTCAGTGCAATATATGAATTAGACAGAGATGATGATTGGGAAGATGAAAGTAATTGGATAAAATGTGCACCAAGTTTAGGTACTACTGTTAATGTAGATTATTTAAGAGAACAGATACAGGCTGCTAAGAATAATCCTGCACTTGAAGTTGGTGTAAAGACAAAGAACTTCAATGTATTTTGCCAGAGTAAGAATGTATGGATACCTGATACTTACCTTAAAGATAGTTTTGTTAAACTTGATATTAATGACTTTAAGGATGAAGATTGTTATATGGGTGTAGACTTAAGTGCTATATCAGACTTAACTTCTTACTCAATGCTATTTCCACCTAATGAAAATAGAGAAAAGTATCCAGATAAATATGTATTTTTCAATAACATATATTTACCTGAGACTACTATTGAAGAGAGTGTAAATTCAGAATTATATAAACAGTGGAAAAGACAGAAGTATTTAACTATCACTAGTGGAAATGTAGTTGATTATGACTATATACTTAAAGACCAGTTAAAGATTTACAATGATACATATTTACTGGCAATTGGTTATGATAGTTGGAATGCTACACAATGGGCTATTAATGCAACAGCAGAAGGATTACCACTTTATCCTTATTCACAAGCAGTAGGTAATTTCAATAAGCCAACTAAAACTTTTGAAATGCTACTTAGACAGGGAAAGATAGTCATGGATTATAATCCTATTGTTAGATGGTGTTTTAACAATGTTGAACTTAAATATGACTGGAATGATAACTGTAAGCCTGTAAAATGTGGTGGAGAACAGAGTAAAAAGATTGACCCAGTAATTTCAATGCTTCAGGCATTAGGAACATATTTAAACAAACAGAATGGAATAAGTGATGGAGAAGTTCTGAGTGTATAATAACAAAAATTAAAATTACATAAATACTATATGAATATATTTGGATTAGAAATAAACAGAAGGAGTAATGAGCAGCAACCTACTCCAGTTCTTCCATCAGAGCCTTCAGCAACCTCACTTATATTCAAAGGCTACAATTTAGATGGAAGTGCTACTTCACTTAGTGCGTTTTATGCTGCAATGGAACTAATTAGTAATAGTGTTGCACAATTACCTATATTAGTTAAAAGAGACAATAAGATTGATAATAATCACCCAATTAACCTTTTATTTAAGAATACACTTATTAGTAAGTTCAATTTTATGAAGATGCTTATTACTGATGTTATTTTACATGGTAATGCATTTGCTTATATTGATAGGGCTGCTGATGGAACACCTATTAATCTTATATATTGTGAATATGGTTCAGTAAGTATTTCCTATAATAAACAGAAACAGGAAATTTACTACCAGATACCTTTTATTAAGAGAGGAAAGATTGAACCAATTGATGTAATTCACCTTTATAAGAATGCAAATGATGGTGTTAATGGTATTTCACTTCCTGCTTATGCTAATGAAATAATCAGACTTTCAAAGGCTACTGATAAGGCTGCATCTAAATATTATAGTTCAGGTTGTGCATTACAAGGTGCATTAACTATCAAAGGTGCAAGAAAAGGTGCTAAGGAACAAGCAAGACAGGCTTTTGCTGATACTCATGGTGATAAAGGTTCAGGTTTGGTTATACTTGATGATGATATGAGTTATACTCCTATTTCAAGTAATGCCAATGACAGTCAGATGATTGAAGCAAGAACATTTAATGTTGCTGAGATTGCTAGATTTTTTAACATTAATCCAATTTTACTTGGTGATAACAGTGGTGCTAGTTTTAGTACTATAGAGGCTGCTAATATTGAGTTTGTAAGTCATACACTTCAACCTTATATCTCAATGATTGAAGATGAATTTAACAGAAAATTAGTTAAACCAAGTGAAGTTAAAAATATACTTATTGATATTGATGAAAAGTATTTACTTAAGGGAGATATGAATACTACTGCTGATTATCTTCAGAAACTTACTTCATCAGGTATCATGAGTGTAAATGAGGCAAGGGAATATCTTGGTATGACACCAGTAGAAGGTGGTGATGAATGTAGAATACCTTACACTAAAATAGAAGATAATAATTTAAATAACAATCAAACAGAAGATGGAGAATAGAGAATTTAACAAAACTGGTGAAATCTTCATTAGAAGTCTTCAGGATGAATCAGAAGAATCCAGAATAGTTGGTGGTTATGCAGTTAAATTTGATAGTTTATCTCAGAATATGGGATTTTATGAAGTTATCAGAAAAGGTGCAATAACTGAGGAAACTATTATGAATTCTGACATTTTTGCAAGGTTCAATCATGATGAGAATACAGTACTTGCAAGGAGTAGATATGGTGAAGGTT